ATAAATGATTGTGAGATTGTGAAAAAAACCGTTAATAAATAACGGTTATTGCGTTAATTGGAGTCGAACCAATACATGTAACCGTAAACGCATTAAATCAATAAACGGATCTATTGATATAAAAAAATGATCACTTCACGCGGTTTTGATCAGTTCCGAGCCTCAAGGTGTAGTTTGAGAAATTTATATAAATACCTACAATTTGGCGGTATTACTGGTGCCGGGTTGCAGTGCTTCGCCGCGTTTAAAAATGAAGAATAAATTTAAATAATATAACTATCTATATATTAAACGGATCGATCCATTAACGGCAAGTAATTTAAAAGTTATTTAATTATTAAATCTCGACCAATTGCAGTTATAGCTTTATTAAGTCGGACGCGTACAGGTCGCACAAAATACACGAAACACACACAAAAACCGCCGCGCGGACCGATTGCCCAGGCTAAACGGCCCAAAACCTAGTGATTCGCGGATGTTTTATAAACATAATCGTTTTTATAGTGCGAAAAGGGCCGCCGGGGGCGTCCTAGCGAAAACGTACCCCCTTAACGCCCTCACAAAATTTTGTCAAAAATTCAGTGGTAGTCTCTTTTGTACCTAGCAATAGCATCATCCAGGTTCTGTTTGATACTAAGAGTGAGATATTCATCTTCTATACCTACTAACAACCCAAGAATTAGCCAATTGACAGGCGTAAACGGAGTTTTTAGTAATTTATATAGCTTTTTAAATTTACCGGTTTTTAATTTAGTCATTTACTACGTTTCTGTAGAAGTCTTTCTAAATACATTTTCTTTAACTCAAGTCTTTGAGCTTTTGGATCTAAAAGGGGCCATTTTTGTAGTTTTAAAGCGTACTTTATTTTTTCTATTACTACTTCTAACCTCTCCTTATATATCCTTCGGAGATAGTTTTTCATATTATTTAAATATTATATATACAGGCGTTAGAAGGAGTTATATGAGAATTATTGATTCACTCGCTCGCTACGCTCGCTGACAATAATAGATAGAGGAAGATATTGTCTTCCCCTATGAGGGGCGAGTCCACCCTTCTCTCCCCTGTACAGGGAGGGGTTGCTCTAAACCCAGGTATTACCTTGGTTGTCTTGGCCCCTGGCTTCTTGCCTTTGTTTATAGTTCATACCCATGACTAAATGGTTTGCTGATGCCTGTGGATCATCTAAGAATCCAGCGATCATGTCATCCCACTCCATCTGTTTCCGTAGTTTTATCTGTTCCATAGCTGATATAGCTAGGCAATCTGTAAAATACTTTACGCCCTGGGCCAGGCAATCTAATCTATCGTCATGTTTAATAGCAAACTTAGCTCTTGTCATCTTAGACATTTGACCAAACAACATATATCCAATACGTTCTTCTGGCGGTAGTCCAGGATTAGAGTTAAAGTCCCACTCTATTACTTTTCTATCTACTACTAATCTATGTTGGTTCATTACAGGCTCTAGCGAGTCTATAATTCTGTCTTCTTTTCTTACGTTTGCTCTTACTTCTTCTATATCTACAAAGTATTTAGTTTGTGTACAGTGCTTCTTTATTAGTTCTGCTACGATTCCATCACCGAAGTTTGTTTCGATAACCATTTTTGTAGCTCCATACTTTTGGCATCCTCTAAGGATATCCAGCAAGGTATTGTCTGAGTAACCTTCTCGGTAGGCTCGAACTTCATGCAAATAGATGATACCGTTTTTTTCGGAAAGATATGATACTGCTGTTTCATCGGAGCCACGGCCACTAGGGTCCAAACTGGCAATAGTCTGGTTATATTCTGACCACTCGCCTCTTGTTTGCATAGGTGAGTAGAAATAGTCCCCTGGGAGTCCGACAGTTGGCAAATCTTTGATACAGTTGCTTGGATCGGAGCACCATACGATAGCTTCTGGAGCGGTTGTAGGGTTAACAGAAGTAACAATAAGATCAGCAAACTTAAGAGGAAACTTCTCAGCATCGGATAAGCTTGTATCGAGCATAAATTGAAGCATAAAGTTGCTTTTACCCATTGAAGCTTCTCTTTGTAGTAAGTCTTCATCGTCAAATCTATCTGGGTCAGTACATTCGTTAGGTTGTGCTCCTTGTTCTATATCTTCATATAACTGAGGTGCTAAGAGTCCTCCATAAGACTCGGTTTTTGTTGGATATCTTGCGGGCCAAATAAACGGCTTATAGTTCCGCTCTGCCAAACGAGTATAAATACTAAAGCTATTCTGATAAGTCCCAAGAAAACAAATACGCGAATCATCCGATGGCGTAAGGATTGACTCGGTTTCCGTACAAAGTTGAAGAAGTTTTTCACGCATCAACTCCGTCATACTGTTGCCTGGGACCTCCACATCGTCCAGGATTATCATGTCTGCCCTGGATCCAGTTAGCTGTGATGTAATACCCAGGGACTTTACGGAAGGTGCTTGGTGCGGAGGACAGTTTACATCGAATGATATTCTCGACCAACGTGCGTCTTCGTTTGTTGGTTGTAGGTGGTTTAACCATTTTGTTTCTACTATTAGTTTCTGTAAAAAGATCGACATATTATCTGCTCTATCCTTAGATGCAGAAATGATCATTATTTTTTTTTCGTTGTCTTTAAATAATGTCCAAAGAACAAAACCAGCTGTAATCCAGGATTTACCTACACCACGAAACGCCTGGATTTGTAGACGTTTAGGACCGTATTGTAAATAATCTGCTATAGCGTATTGTGCTCTTGTTGGTTCGGGTAGATCAAGCTGATCCCACAATGCCTGTAGGAAAAGCTTGAAATCATTTTTAAGACTATCTATGACATTCGTCATTGGCTCATTAACTTTTTAAGAATCTCGTTTTTCTTTTGTGCTGCCTGCATAGCTTTTGCAGCTGGTGCTTTATTGTTCTTATTTAATAAGAGTTTCTTAGCAGCATTCATTAAAGGATTCTTTTTCTTCTTTTTTTTGTTAGCTGGTTTTTTTATCAACAGTGATTCTCTGTTCTGATACATTTGCTCCATTAAGCTTTACCTAATCTTTTAAGTGCCATTTTCTTGGCTCTGTTTTTAGCTTTCTCTTTGTTCTCTGCTCGTCTTGCATTAACAGAACCTCTTCTTGCGTAACTGCCGCTCTTAGTTTTAATAAACTTCTCATTAAAACGTTGTTTTCTTGTTTTCTTAGGAGCAGCTTTTGTAGTTGTAGTGTTAGAAACTGTTGTTGTTGTTTTATTTACAGCTGGAGTTGCTTTAGTTTCTGTTTTTACAGGTGATGACTTTTTAACTGTTTTATTAGCAGTATTAACTACCTTGTTTGTAATCTTAGGTTGCTTTGGTCCTTTGTATTCATTAATACGAGTGCCTGGTACAACTTTTTTGGCTGCAACTTTTTTAACTGGTTTCTTTTTACTAGTAAGTTTTTTAGCACCTAGTGTTAATCTTGCTAGTCCACGATATTTACCATCTTTACTAGGTCCGAATTGTTTTTTGATATCTTTAACAGAATCAACAGCTTCTTTTACTAAAAGAGCTCTACCAGCAAGTTTTCCTAATGGACCTGTTTTTCTTGCTACTTCAGAAATACCTTTTCCTACTTTTTTAATAGGAAACTTTCTAACTCTATTGACAACTGACTTAGCTAGTTCCTTAGTTCTATTTCTAGGAAGACCTTTTATTGGTTTTTTACCTGGTGTTGGACCACTACCTTTTGCTGCCCTTGTTTTTTTCAGTTGTGCTTTTTCTCTGCGTACTTTTGCAGCTTGTGCACGTTTATTAGCTGCTGCTTGTTTTTGTGATTTAGTCTGTATGACTTTCTTACCGCTTGTACCTCCAGCTGGTGGTAGTTGTTTAGCAGTAGGTGTTACAGCTTTAGGTCTTTTAGCTAATTTACCAGGCTTTTTAGCTTTTTCTATTTTACCTCCAGGAGATTTAACAACCTTTCCTCCAGGGGATTTAACTATGGCTTTTTGAGCTTTTTTATATTTAGCCATAGCTTCAGCATATTTTTTGGCTCTATTTGGGCCTTTGAAGCTTCTTAAGTTAGGCTTTTTCATTTAACTTATATGTTCTGAAATTAATTGTTCTCTTGTTGGGCTATACCCATGAGCTTGTCGCATCCATGTCAACCATTCTTTACTACCTTTGTCTTTATTACATTTTCTACACGCCGGGACGAGATTTCTAAGCGAGCTATCGCCTCCGTTACTTCTTGGCTTAACGTGATCAATCGTGAGTTCGTTTTTTTCATAATTTTTTCCGCAATAAACGCATGTACAGTTGAAGTGTTCCTTAATGGCTCTACGCCACAGCTTTTTTGCTTCTGGACTTGTCATGGTTATTAAGTTGTATAGGTAATGTTTTGGACTAGGTAGTAATGGTGTCATGCTCTACCCTTTCTTGCTCTGTTTTTTGATTGTTTTTCGAGAAATACACTGCCATCTTTTTTGTGTGAAACGTCTTTACCATCACCAACCTTGCCCATTTTTCTATTAAGCATGGCTAGTTTGCTTCTATTTTTTCTACGGTGGGGTTGTTTTTCGTATTCAGTTTGTTGTTTTAGACGTTTGGCTCGTGCTTTAGGATTTCTCGCATAATATCTAGCGGTACTTCGCATACATTCTCTTCTGTACTGATTCTGGATCTATAGATGGCATAATTTTTGCCAATTTATCTAATGGTGTACCTTCATGAGCCACACCGTTTATATCATTTGTTTTTAACCAATCGCATGCTGCTTTTAAATCTTGAGTAGTGGCTTCCCCGCTTTTTATACGGCTCAAAAATTCTGTAGTGACTAAATTATGCAACTCGTTAAATTGGTCTTCGGTTGCTTTTTTCATTTTAAAAATAATTTAAATTTACAATTACTCTTCTTTTACTGTTACTTGTAGTAGTGCCATAATGTGTTTTAGTAGAATCGAATAAAATAACTCTATTAGCGACAGACGGTATTTTTTGATTTTCAATAGCAGTGTATCCATCACAGGTTGTTAAATTTAATAATGCACCTCTATGTGGAAACGGATAATCTTCGTGTGCTGCATGTTCATATACTTGTGGTGTCCAAGGATATGAGTTAATTTTTATTCTTTTAAGACCATTTACTTGTAACCTTGCATCATTTAGAAAAGATGAAAGAATTTCACATGCTGTAGAGCGTTGTATTGTCTCAAACGCTATATGCGTAAACATAGAGTTACGGTA